TACTACAGCAATGTGGGAAGCATACTATAGGTATTACTATAGAGATGGCAACTATGCTAGTGTTGGGCCTGCTGGTGCTATTGAACCAACAAACATTCAATATGATAGAGGAAATTCTATCAACGGTCTCCAGTATAGATACGGACTTGATAATGATAGTTATAAGCCGTTTTTTACTAGTATTACTATTAGCCAACTAGCCAGAAAAACTTATACTTCATTTACACTAATTAATCCTATGATAAGTTCTTGGCAACATGACACAATGGATCATAGTGCAAGTGACTTAGTGCAAAGTCAAATGACTTTAGATTACGAAACTGTGCATATGAGCAGAGGCCCAATTGGAGTAAATGGTCCTAAGGGATTTGCAGAAGAGCATTATGATAAAACACCAAGTCCTATTTCATTAGCAGGTGGTGGTGCATCAGCATTACTAGGCGGTAGCGGAGTACTTGCTGGCGGCATGGGAGTACTGGGACAAATTACAAGTGGCACAGCAAACTTTGGGACTGTACTACAAGCCGCAAACGTATTTAGAAACGCAGGCGGGCTAACACGAAATAGTATTGGGCAAGAATTAATTGGAAGTGCAATAGGACAAATTGGACAATCAGCTGGCATTGATACCAGTGGTGTAGCAGGCATAGCATTTCCTAAAGGTGGTAGCGGTGGTGATATTGCTACACTAGCATCTGCGGCAGTTGTAGTAGGCGCATCAAACTATGTACAACAAAATGGCGGAGTAGGTGCAGTCTTTACTAACGCTACTAATGCCGTACAAAATGCGTTTAGTGGGCCAAATATAATGGGTGGAGAAGGAGAATAATATGTCATTAAACTTACCAAAGTCAATCTCTAACAAAGAAGAAGATGTTAAACGCTATTTCAACACGTACTATCAAAAGCAATTAGCTTATCCTAGTAACGAAGTTGATGCTGTAATTGGTTTTTTAGAATCAAAAGGGTTTGGTACTAGTGCCGCACAGTCAACTGGAGCAGTATTATTACAACAAGCAAAAATTGATAACATAAAAGTATTTGAATTATTAGATACTCTTAAAGGATTAGAAAAACTACAGCTAAGTTATGCTGTTGCTTCTGTCATTAATTTTAATAGAGAGAAAATTAGCACTATGGGATTTAGAGTCGATAACACAGCTAGTGCAGTAGAATCAAGAAACATAATGGGGTAACCCATGGCACGCAAATATGCATCCGGTAAATTTACTCCTAAACATGCAGAAAAATACGTAGGCAAAAAATCGCCAACTTATCGTAGTAGTTGGGAGTTTCATTTTATGAAATTTTGTGATGAAAATCCTGCTATACAAGCATGGGCTAGTGAAGCAGTAAAAATTCCTTATAGAAATCCATTAACAGGACGTCACACTATTTACGTACCTGACTTTTTCATACAATATAAAACTAAAAAAGGTAAAAATATGGTTGAGCTTATAGAAGTAAAACCTGATAACCAAACTACTATGGAAAATGCTGGTAAATCAAAACACAATCAAGCACACGCTATTTTAAATGCCGCCAAATGGGAAGCCGCAAGGGCATACTGTAAGTCTAAAGGCATTAGTTTTAGAGTTATTACAGAAAAGGACATGTTCCATCAAGGAAAACGATAAATAATAGTAGCAGTTAATGTGAGAGTATAATGACAAAGAAATTAGAAGAACTCCTAGACTTGCCTGATAGTAAAGACATTATCAAGGAAGATAAGAAAAAAGACAAAAAAGAAGTAATTGAACTCCAGAATGAAACTCTTAGAGACATTGCAGAGTTTGACAAAATTGCAGGTGCATTACCAGCTGTAAAAGGCCTTGGCGAAATGGCTGATAAAGAGCTAAATGAAATTGCACAAAAGGCTATGGATGCATATGATGATCTAATGGATCTAGGAATGAATGTTGAAAGTCGTTACAGCGGCAGAGTTTTTGAAGTTGCAGGCGGAATGTTGAAGACTAGTTTGGATGCTAAGGTAGCAAAGCTAGATAAAAAACTAAAAATGATTGACTTACAGCTCAAAAAAGAAAAAATGGACAAGGATGGCAAGGCTCCGGGTGAGGGTGATGTACTTAATGGTGAAGGGTATATTGTAACAGATCGGAACAGTTTACTTGAAAAACTAAAGAATATGGATAAATAATTTTATAAGGACGGATCATTATGTTTAACAAATATCTAACAGAAGCAAAAAAAGTATATGAATTTTCAATTGGCGTAGCAGGCGAGTTACCTGAGGGCTTTGAAGATACCATGGAAACTGCACTACAAAAATTTAGTGTAAACTCTCTTAGTGCAGGAAAGAAAACCCCAATACAAGAAAAACCACTAGATTTCCCACAACTACAAAATTGCGAAGTTACTTACTGGGAAGCGGGATTAAACTATCCAAGTACGCCAGAAGTACTATCGGAATATTTGTCAATGTGTTGCACTTTAGATAGAGCAATGGTTATTGTACGAACAAAGAATGATCCAAGAATCGCATATCAAGAAATTGACGATGAAACGCCATATGTTAGTAAACTAGAAACAGAAGACATGGGCGGTGATCCAAATGCTCAAGAACAAGTAGGTTCAAATAGAGTTATGGAACTACTAAAAGAACTTGAAAATACACGCTCAGGAAGAGCTGATCCAATACAAGATGTTAAGCCTGGCGAAGGTAAAGACATTACTGATAAAGAAAATACTGTTTCACCAGTAGGGAGTAAATAATGAACATTAAAGACATGATTGCTAAAATGGATGCTATTGACGCACCTAGCAAAAAACAAGAACTAACAGAATCTGCATCAATGAACATCTCAATGACAGCAGATGACGCAGGACAAGTTGGTCAGCTTATGGCAATGATGCGTAACGCTGGCATGGACGCAAAGCCAGTAGATGCAATGCATTCACTTAATCCAAGAGCAGACATTGAAAAATTTAGAGCAACCGTAGACGGTGCAAATGATGATCCGGGTATTCCAGGACAAGACAATGTACCAGGTGACCAAGATCTACAAGCAGGCGTACTAGGAACACTAGCAGGCGGTGCCGCAGGATCGGCGGGTGCAGACGCACTGGATAAAGCAACAGGCGGAGTGGCTTCAACTGCAACAGGTGCTATGGGTGCAAAAGCAGGTGCGGCACTAGGAAGTTTGGCTGGCCCAGCTGGCGCGGCAATCGGTGGAGCATTAGGTGGCATTGCAGGTAAAATGGCTCCGAAAGTAGCTGGCGCGGCAATCGGCGGAGCATTAGGTGATAAAGTTACTGGCGAAGAAACTGATGAAGACTATGCTAACGCACCAGATGAGCAGTACGGTGATGTAAGTGACGTGATTAGAGGCGGCACAGATCTTAACAAATCTAAGAAATCACATGCACCAGTAGCAGGTGGAGACAATCCAATGGCACTGGCAAGTAAGATTAAAGAAGAGCTTTCTACATTATACAAAGAGTACACAGGCGAATCTATTGTTAAAGAAGGCGGTGTAAAAGCCATGATGCAGGATTGCGAAGAAGGCATGAGCAAAGCAGAATTTGAGAAAAAATACCCCGGCGCAGACTATGCTGAGGTTAAGCAAGACATTAAAGATAACGCCGAGGAGAATAATTAAATGGTAGCTATAGCAAGAAAAACAGGATCATTACAAGTAGCGGCTGGTACAGTATATACTACAGGAGCAAAAGCATTTAAAATTTTAGTTAAAATTGCAAACGGTACAGCAGTTGATCTAAGAGCAGAAGATGATGCTGAGAATTCAGGTGATACTCCTCCTGTCATAGTTGTTGAAACAGTAGAAGCTATTGTTAGAGAACTTAATCCTTTAGTGTATATGACTACTAACGATAACAGTGGTACAATGACTGTAGTATGTGATTCAAATGCAACTGCTGGTGATTTACAAGCACGTATTAGAACAATCGGAACAGCGTCAAACTATCCAACTAGCACAGTAACAGCAGTTGGACCAAATACAATTGACACAAGTGGTACACTAGTAACAGCGGCCGCAACACTAACAGCAACATAACAATTACAAATAGTAGTATTATTTCAATAGAGCCTCCGGGCTCTATTTTTTTGAGTAAATAGTAGTATGAGTACATCATTAGACGGCGTCTTAATCAAGAAGGCGAATAAAACAGAAACATTTACGGATGCACAAGTTGAAGACTTAATGAAATGTATGGATCCTGTTAACGGATACATGCACTTTGCTAGAAAGTTTTCTTTTATTCAGCATCCTGTAAAAGGTAAACTATTATTTGATCCATTTGAGTACCAAACACGACTACTTAAATCTTATCACGATCATAGATTTAATGTTAACATGTTACCAAGACAAACAGGAAAGACTACTACTGCCGCAATATACCTTGCTTGGTATGCAATGTTTTTTGCAGATCAAACTATTCTAATTGCCGCACACAAGTACACAGGTGCACAAGAAATTATGCAACGTATTAGGTATGTATACGAAAGTTGTCCAGACCATATACGTGCAGGTGTTACAAACTACAACAAAGGTAGTATGGAATTTGAAAACGGTTCTCGTATTGTTAGTGCTACCACAACAGGTAATACAGGACGTGGTATGTCCATATCATTACTATACTGTGACGAGTTTGCATTTGTTAATCCAAACATTGCAGAAGAATTTTGGACATCAATATCGCCTACACTAGCAACAGGTGGCCGTGCTATTATTACAAGTACGCCAAACAGTGATGAAGATACATTTGCTATTATCTGGAAAGAATCACAAAACAAGTTTGATGCACACGGTAACGAAGGCAACATTGGCTCAAACGGATTTCATGGATTTACCTGTAGTTGGGACGAGCATCCAGATAGAGACGAAGAATGGAAGCGTAACGAAATTGGTCGAATTGGTGAAGAAAAGTTCCGTCGTGAGTATGGCTGTGAATTCCTTGTATTCGACGAAACATTAATTAATAGTATTAAGTTAGCATCAATGGAATCAACTACTCCTATATTAAATATGGGGCAAACACGTTGGTTTGGAAAGCCTACTCCTGATGAAAATTATGCAGTAGCACTAGATCCAAGTATGGGTACAGGTGGTGACTTTGCGGCCATACAAATATTTGAGCTTCCTAGTTATAAACAAATTGGAGAATGGCGCCATAACGAAACTCCTATTCCTGCACAAATTAGAATACTAAAAGATATATGTACACACCTAAAAGACAGTTGCGGAACAAATGGCAGTAACATATACTGGAGTGTTGAAAACAACAGTATTGGCGAAGCCGCATTAATTGTTATTAATGATGTAGGTGAAGAAAACATTCCAGGGTTATTTGTAAGTGAACCTATGCGCAAAGGACATGTGAGAAAGTTCCGTAAAGGATTTAACACTACACATGGTACTAAAATTACAGCATGTAGTAGACTTAAAACAATGATCGAGAACGACAAAATTACTATTAACAGTGCCGCATTATTATCAGAATTAAAAGCATATGTTGCTACTGGTACAAGTTTTGGTGCTAAACCAGGATCTAATGACGACTTAGTTAGTGCTACGCTACTTGCATTGCGCATGATGGCAGTACTTAAAGACTGGGATCCAAGAATCTATAATACCTTTACACAAGCAGATAACGAAAGTGACTACGAGCCGCCAATGCCTATCTTCATTAGTGGCGGTTATGGATAAATATTAATATGAAAAACCTTGAAACTATTTCGAAAGAACTATTTAATAAAATACGTGGACGTTTTCCTAACATAACAGTAGGTGACGAGTCAGCAACTATCACTAATAAACCTAACGAAGCTAGATTCTTTGAATTTGATTTTGCAGACGGTAAAAAGGTTAATGTAAACATTGATCAAGATAGTCTTACAATTATGTACGGGCAAGACTTGTTTTCAGAAGACGAAAATATACTTAAATCTAAATGGTATGACTTCTTAAAAGAATTGCGGGTATTTGCAAAGAAAAGAATGTTAAATTTTGACACACGAGATATTACTAAATCAAACTTAGATAAACGAGATTACGAATACCTTAGCACGGAGAAACAAATGAGCGAATCAAAAATGTATGGTACTAGCAGAACTAGCTACCAGAATGTAGGAACAGCAAGACTAGTTGTTAAACACGCAGGCCCAGTTAATATGGAAAATGCCGCAGGACGTACACAAAACGTACACAGCATTTATATTGAAAGTGATGCCGGTGAAAGATTTAAATATCCATTCAGACACTTAAACGGTGCCAGAGCAATGGCTCGTCACGTTGCAGAAGGTGGCAATGCCTACGATGTATTTGGCAAGCATATTACAGGTCTTTCAGAAGAATTAGCAAACCTACGTAAATTTAAAACATACATGAATCGCTCAAGTGTAATGGCTGAAGGTTTAGCAGGGTACATGGACACAGTTAACGAAAGACTTAATACAGTTAAGAAGACTGTAGAAATGCTTCAAAGAGAATCATATTATAAAGAGTCATTTGCAAACTTTGAACAAACTGTAATGGAAGATGTTCCAGAAGATATTGCAACTGACTGGACTGCTCAACTTACTATCAAACAGTTTAACGAAGAATTAAAAGATGTATTTCCGTACATTTATAAGTTAGTAAGTGAAGCAAATAAAGTAGTAGATCTAGGACCGGAAGAGTTATTAGGCGAAGGCGGAATAGAAGCTATGGGTAATGAGTATCACTGTAAAGATTGCGGAGATACACCACATAATCCAACTACAAATTGTTCACATGATGTACACGACGAAAATGGCGATCATTGGGTTGACGATAATGGCAACGGAATTCACGATGCTGACGAAGGTGTAGTTGACATGGATCACGATTATGCTGAACACTTAGATACTATTATTTCTAGTTCAAATCACGAACGTGGACCGCAGACTACATTAGAAGAATTAGTAGCTGAAAGTCAACTAGATGAAAATTTATTAAAAATTGTTGGTGGCGCACTTGCAAAAGTACTTCCAAAAATTGGTGGCAATAAAGAAACACTTAGTACTATTGCTGATTTAGCAGGCAAAGGTGTTGCAGGCACAGCTAAAACAATAGTTAAAAATCCAGGAAAATCAGCCGCAATAGGCGGTGGTGCATATGTAGCAGACAAAGTAGGCGATGCTATGGATGCAATACCAGATGCATTGGCGGCGGCTGGCGATAAAATTGTGTCTAGCGCAGATGACTTAATGGCATTTGGTAAAGGCGCACTAGCTAATATTCCAAATATTAACCAAATTGCTACAATGGCGGCACGTAATGCGCTTCCTATTGCGGCAGTAGTAGCGGCAATATACGGTGGTTATAAACTACTAGATATGGCATTCGGTAAAGAGCCTAATAAGGACCACGAGTCAGAAGAAGGCGAACAGGAACAAAAGAACGAAGAGATTCCTTTAGAAGAGTATATTAAGAGTATGTACGATTATACTACAAATGCTTTTCCAAAAGGTGAAACAGCAGTGCTAACCGCAGTCGAAAAAGACTATGGCGAGCATAATGTTGAACAAGCTCACGGTGTAATGTCACAATTACTCAGTGGGAACGATGATGAAATGGCAAGAATCCAACATTTAGCTGGATTAAGATAAACTATTTCATAATTAAGTCAAAATAACACTTGACAAACTAAGTAGAACAGTATATAATAGTAACTGTGCTACAATATAAACAGGCACTAAAGTAAGACCGTAGCAATGTAGCTACAAATCATAGGCACTAACAGGAGGCATTAAACTATGGCATCATTAGCAGAAATCCGAGCGAAGCTCAAGGAACAAGAAACAAACACCGGCGGTAACAATCGTTCAGGCGGTGACAACGCAATTTACCCATTTTGGAACATGCAAGAAGGACAGAGTTCAACTCTGCGATTCCTACCAGACGGCGATGACACAAACACTTTCTTTTGGAAAGAACGTTTGATGATCAAGCTACCATTTGCGGGTATCAAAGGTGAGACAGACTCACGTCCAGTACAAGTACAAATTCCATGTATGGAAATGTACGGTGAAACATGCGATATTCTTAACGAAGTACGTGCATGGTTCAAAGATCCTACACTTGAAGATATGGGTCGTAAATATTGGAAGAAGCGTTCGTATGTGTTCCAAGGCTTTGTAGTAGATAACGTTCTACAAGAAGAGTCACCAGAAAATCCAGTACGTAGATTCATTATTGGCCCGCAGATCTTTCAGATCATTAAGCAGGCACTTATGGATCCAGACATGGAAGAATTACCAACAGATTATACTGCTGGTGTAGACTTCCGTCTTAACAAAACATCTAAAGGTGGATACGCAGATTATTCAACATCAAATTGGGCTCGTAGAGAGCGTCCATTAACTGATGCTGAAATGAACGGTGTTAACACTAACGGATTGTTTAATATGAGTGACTTTCTTCCAAAGAAGCCAAGTGACATTGAAGTTAAAGTGATGAAAGAGATGTTTGAAGCGTCAGTAGACGGTGAAGCATACGACATGGAACGCTTTGGCCAATACTTCCGTCCAGCAGGAATGGCGGCTAGAACCGGTGATCCACAAAACCGCGCTCCAGTAGCAACAACTCCAGCAACACCAGCTCCGACTGCTCCAGTAGCAGAAGCGGCTCCAACTGCTCCAGTAGCAGAAGCGGCTCCAACTCCAGAGGCAACTCCGGCGGCGGCACCAGCAGGTGAAAATAAAGCTGAAGACATTCTTGCAATGATCCGTTCAAGACAGTCTTAATAAGTTAAAATAACCATGTAGGGGATTAACGTCCCCTACATTAGCTTTTATAAGGAGTAACAATGGCTAAATCATTTGACGTAAGTAAGTTCCGTAAGGACTTAACAAAAAGCATAACAGGTATGAGCTCAGGCTTTAACGATCCTACAGATTGGATTTCAACAGGTTCATACGCACTAAACTATCTTATCTCAGGAGACTTTCACAAAGGTGTTCCGCTAGGTAAGGTTACAGTGTTTGCAGGTGAATCAGGAGCAGGTAAGAGTTATTTCTGCGCTGGCAATATTGTAAAACACGCACAAGACCAAGACATTTTTGTAGTATTAATTGACACAGAAAATGCACTTGACGAAAGCTGGCTACAAGCTCTACAAGTAGACACAAGTCCAGAGAAGTTACTCAAACTTAATATGAGTATGATTGACGATGTGGCAAAAACTATCTCAACATTTGTTAACGACTATCGTGCTATGGATGAAGAAGATCGTCCTAAAGTATTGTTTGTTATTGACTCGCTGGGTATGCTACTAACACCTACTGACGTTGATCAGTTTAACAAGGGTGATATGAAAGGTGATATGGGTCGTAAGCCTAAGGCGTTGACTTCACTTGTTCGTAACACAGTTAACATGATTGGCTCACTTAACGTAGGCTTAGTATGTACTAACCACACTTATGCATCACAGGATATGTTTGATCCAGATGATAAGATTAGTGGTGGCGCAGGCTTTATCTATGCATCAAGTATTGTTGTTGCAATGAAAAAGATGAAGTTGAAAGAA